GTGCCTAAGCAGAAAAACAAATTTGAAACCTATCTTCACCAGTGAAAACCAACCATGAACAGAGACAACCCTTTGCAACTCAATTTCCAATGGGGCAAGAGTGTCAAAATTGATAAAGAAAGTCACTATTCGAACGCGTCAGTCAACTATGGTCGTGATGTGGTCAACGTGGACATTATTAAGCACATCAATAGGCAAATTCCAGGACTTCCTCTATCCGTGTCACAACATGTTCATTCTTTCCTCGAACCCAACAGACCTTGCTTTATGGAGATCTTTTCGCAAGCAGGTATGGTATTGCCAATGCTTTTGGCCACTAAACTAATGATGATATACGAATTGAACTTGGAGACTATATTGGGGCTTCTTTACCACTACTCGCACTTCAGCACTAGGATTTGCCTAGAGTGGTGTAATCACAACTTTGTGGTCCACGGCCAGATTGAGCACCCCGTTCGCAACTTTGTTCTTCGTCGTGATGGCAGTATTAGCATGATAAACCGAGTGCCTCCCAAATCACACTTTGTCAATGATGTGATCATGGTTGAAAACATGGCCACCATTTTCCACTCACTACAAACGGATGCAGGATATCAGAGCCCGACTTCCACAGGGTTGGCCAGTTATACAGAGGACACAACTTTGGATGTGCAGCAGCTCTTGTCACAAATTGCAAACAATCCAGAACCATTGCTGACCCCTTTTAAAATCAATTATATAGATGACATTCTGGTTGAATGTGAGAATTTGCTGATCCAGGAGACTGTGAACCATGAACTGATTTTGCCACTTTACAGAAAGCTGGGTAGATTGTCCAAGAAGTTGGAATTTACTGAAGGTGTGTCAACTGCAACAACTATCCGTCACACTTATGGACTTTTTTCAATCTGCAAATACATTATCAACAAAGGAGGAGAGATTTTAATCATTGAGAGCTGCACTGGAACCGGCGAACAAGTTGTGTCAGATTTAGATCTTAGGTACACTCTTGACCATAAGGTTTACGATTGTGATTATACTCAAGCTAGAAGCAATGGGGATCACTTGATTTACATTTGGCCTGAAAAAAGACAGATGAAGAAATATAGAAACCTGAAGATCCATGCGTCTCCATTCTCAGTCAAGCAAGTGATTAGTTTCAACATGAATGATGAGTTTTTCAATTTAAAGACTGTTACCATTAAGAAATACGATCAGTCACCTCGAGAGAAAGATTTTGAATTTGCAGACAAGTTGGTCAAAGGAGTACAGAAATTGTCCTGGGAAGAAGCCAACCACCTGTTGGAGACCTATGCTGAGAATTACAGAGATTTTAGCCAAGAGAGATCTTCTATGATCCAAACGCCAGGAATGTACACTTCGTTGGAAAATTACTTAAAAGTACTCACTTGTGTTTCTGAGAACAATTATGACAAAGCTCGAGTTTATGAGGACTTCCGAAATGAGTTGAAACACTGTCTTACCAAAAGTGTCAACCAGAAGAACTTGGCTCATAACTACTTTTCACTTTCTCACTATGATAGAATTGCGGAATCTGATGTGAGATGGGTTCAACCGTTACCCCAGGTGGCTCGAGGATACACTGAACGTTGTCCATTCAAACGATTGTCTCTCATAGTTCAAGATATGGACAAATCTCACATCAAGGTAGACATGATGACGAGAATGGTAGCCAAGTTGAGTGAGCAAGATACTGTTAGTTACAATGACATTCGACAGACCACACCTACAGTTTATGATGACTTGGCATACAAAATTAAGCTAGAGAGACTGAGTGGAAAATCAGGGAAAATTGATGCTTACAAAATGAAACTGATTTCCAAGTTCCACAGCAAGTCAACTATTAACACAGATTGGATCGAGATGATCAGAGGGAAGAATCAGAGTGCAAAATTGAAAGGAAACAGCGAATCATTGAGTGAGTTAGAAATTATGTACGAAAATTATCAAAAGGAAATGTGTTCTACAGGAACTGGATCTTTGTTAATTGATGACATTGATAATATGATCGATGACGTGTTGGAAGATGGGCCCACAGCTGCAACAACAAGAACCATAATGCGAAAATGCTTGAACACTATGAAAAAGTCAAAGCTATTGAGCCAATTGGCATTCACAGAGGAACTTACTCAAGCTATTCTGACAGCTCCCAGAAAACGTAAGCTTATTCACAAGAATGTGGGAGGTGTTGATGAGCAATACATCGTGATGGGCCTTAGCACCATAGCGGACAGGGCAGCTGTAGTCTCACACAATTTGGGACCTATGACGTTTGGAGAATTCAAGGATGTCACTTATTGGGTACATGGCAATTTGCAAAACATTCATAACAGGTATTTCGTGAAACAGCACATTTCATCCATGACGTCGCCACTCTCCATGTCACCTTCCCAACTTGACTGGAATATCACTGTGTTGCACAAAGCAGTGGCATGGATGGCACTAAGATACGAAATTTGTATGAGTCACATGCCATCAGAGATTGAGAATCTGCCTAAAGAATTAGTCATGCCGTTGTCACTCACTTTCCTCAATTCTAACACTTTCTCCCAGGCAGCAGATCAGTTGAGATACTTCTTCGTCAATGGTGTAGGTTATACAAGTGGAGTAGGTCCATTATTTGAGAAAATTGATTGGTACACGCCCAAAACTTGCCTCGAGAAACTTTACATTTTACGATTATTCAAAATGTCTGATTGCTTGTCAGTAGCTAAAGCTTTGAACAAAACGGACAAGTTGGTGGTAAAAAGTCAAGTTAAAATCCACGAGTCACATGATTTGAAAATGACTTTCAATGTGGATGGTTATCTGATTGCAATGCCTGATGAGTCTAAGAGTTACCTGAGTCAACAACACACATTTAATTCCTTTTACAATAGCCGAGCTCTCTGCATTCAGCGTTATCAGAAAACAGTGTCTGAAGCTTTAGTAATTAAAAAACAAATGGAAGCTCGTCAAAAGTACTTAGAAGTTAAGAGCTGGAATCTCTCTCATGAAGGTAGAAACATCGACATTTTTGATGATCCCACGAATGAAGAAATAATGGCTTTGTTCACCAATTATGATTACTGTATGTCAGGAGCACAACAGTTTTCACCATGCCCCAGAGTGACTGCATTGGGTTTTTTGGCAACAACAAGAAAGTCTAGGCGAATGTCAGAATTGACTGTTGCTGACACCATTAAACGCATGTACAAGATTCAAGATGTTCACCGACGGCTAAATGTGAGCTCAGTGATGAACAATAGGGGTAGTGTGAGAAGCTCAGACAATTCAGGATTGGTAGTCACAAAGGTTGTCACCAATGGGAAAAAGAAGGAAAAAGTCACACAGAATAGCAAATGTTATAGAACTGTGCTGACACTGTTGAACAATTTCATGAAAGGGAAGAAGCCACCATCAACTTGTAACGTAAAAGACATAGTGCCTGATGAGAAACCAGAAGTTGACGACTTAACACAATTAACCGAATTAGTGAATCTACCAGACAACTTGGGAGTCATTGTAGCGTGGTTGACCAACAATTGGGCTGCTTGTATCTCAAAAATGGTTCACAAAGATCAGTTGGGAGCTCGAGAGATTGCAGTGTTGAATGCCCTTTCTAGAATCATGTGTAGATACGTGGAAGACATTGCCAGACATATTAGAGATGTCAACCTTTCAAACGCGGATTACACTAATCTGATTGAGGTGCCAGACAAAAGAGACATTGTGTTGAACGAAAAACGGCTGAACGATGCGATGAAATCACGTTACAATGTTTACTATGATTCAGCAGATTGTAGCACTTGGGGACCGAGCATGATGGTACATTCATTTTATTTAAGTCTAAGACTTCGACTCAGTTCTGAGAACGATACCATGCTAAGGAACAGTTTGGCCCTATTTGGGAACAAGGTCTTCAAGATTCCAGATGAATTCTATTTGAAAACCAAGTCACACCCTCCGCAAGACACTGAAAAATCTGTAGTAGCTCAAGTCAAACGAGACCTATTGACAATGTCTGATGACATGGGGAATTTTGAGAAGCAGATTTTATACCTAGAAGAAAGTATGCATCAGGGGATCTTAGGATGTGCATCAAGTGTATTAGGTGCAGATGCTCACAACTTGTCTGACTATGTACTAAAGTATCTATTTCAAGACATCGGGCTGAACGTGAAGACCTTCACTACCTCTGATGATTACGCAAGAGTGATCCGTTGGGAAAAAGGAACTCAGGGAACATTCAAGACTCTAAAAGACACACTTGATGTGCATGTACATATCATGAAAACGGCAGGAATTAAACGAAATTTACAGAAATCAACTATATCTCGGGTATACTTTGAGTTCAATTCGGAATTTTTCACAAGCATTGGTGAAATTAGGCCAGACATTAAATCAAGGCTATCATTTGTTGATTACAGTCATGACACGGATCCATATCCAGTAGCTTTGCGAGCCATGAACCAAGGCACAGAGTATTTGAGAAGTGAAGGAAGCATTCTAGGGTCGTCATGGGTATTTTTACTTAACAACATTTTGGCAATGTATCAAAATCAGTCAAGATCATTGTGGAAGCAATTGGGACCTGAAATTTATAAAACACCTTTGGAATTAGGAGGCCTAATCAAACCAGATGTCATCAAAGCTTCCATCAGTCACCAACTGGTCCCTCTTTGCAACAATTACGGCGGAGAGAACAACTTAGAATTAGCTATGACCATTATGGGGGACATGTCACCATTGACATCAAGCTTGACAGAAATTGAGGCCACTGGAGAAGTGAAACTGAGTTTGCCTAGCTTAAGCAGATCAGGGACTGTTCACTTGTGTAAAAGACCAAGCCGTGCTGTTCGAGCCTTGGAAGAGTTTTTGATGTCTGCAGACAAATCGATTTTCAAGGGCTTACATCAATCACGATATGCTTCCAGCATAGTGATGTCATTGATGGCTTGTGCACAGCGAGAGAGGGCCCAATCAGGAGAAAGCAGCTCTGCCATTAACTTCATGGTGACACAAACTCCTTCCTCAGCTAGACTGTATCAGGTAAATTCCAAGCTGTTATCTGTGTTGGAATCAGGTACCAAACTAACCAGAGATGACCTGCACAGAATTGCAAAGACATTTGGGTCAATTCAGAAAGATGAGTATCCACTATCAGATATGCCTCTGGATTTCAACCAAATGAAGACAGACTTAGAACTGTACTACGACACTATGCATCATTTGATTCCATCATCAATGTCTCCAGTTCCGCGAATCGGTCACACCAGTGTGAGAAGGCAGACATTTACCAATCAAACTTATACCTATGACGCAATGGTTGCATTTGAATTGCAAAATTTACCAGAGATATTTGGAGGTACGAGCAAAGTGCACCCTTGGAGATACCTGGAAGCCAAGATGAGCTATGGGAACTTTCTCAACAACATGACTATGAGGAAGCAAGGATTTAGACTAGTATTAAGAGAGAAGGACCAGATCACAAGAAATTTCGTTGAGATTTTGTTGGTGTCAAACTACATGGCAGGGTGTCGATTGCATTACAACTTTGACCCTACTGTTGCACCGAAACGACCAATTGACTCCACTTTAGTATCATTGCTTCAGTTCTTGGACCAAAAATCTTCTTTGCCAGCTAGGGGCATTAGGGCTAGCATTTTGTCACCAGGTTTAAGACAAGCAATGGATCAAGGGAAAGTTGCAAAGTTGGACATCACGGAATTGATGAACGTACTATCGGGGGATTCGACATACTTTATCCGATCTCAGTCTCTACAGCAAACGGTGTTGTCAATGTTGACCAACTGTGCTTTTGCTGATCGATTAGTGATAGACCCTCTATCTCTTAGCACTGGTTTCCCTGAAAGCAAATTCAAGTCATGTGAGGGAGTCATTACGTGGCAAAGGAACATATTGTCAGAACATGGGTTCGCAGGGAGAGAATTGATTATGAAAGAAGCTGGTCATTTCAACCATTGGTTATGGGGAACCAAATTACCAGTTGCACACCCTGATGATAGTGATTTGGACACATATTACTGTACTGACATCTATGAAAATGATGTTTTCAGAGTCAAACTTCGTCCAATCTGTGGCTTCTTAATGTTGACAGAGTACATGACATCATCACCTCTTCAAGTTTTGTCACAAACAGTGGTGGAAAGCTCTAGCATTAGACTGTATTCCAAAGATTTACTCACCAGGAACAACTGGCTAATGGGGAGACTAAAATTAAAATCCAAAAGCCAGTTTTTGGCGTCTGACACTATTGATTACTATCATGCAGCTCATGGTTTAGCTTTAGACACTCCTGAAGAAATCGAATCAGATGAGGAAGGAAAGGCCATTGCAGCCATTATGGAGGAAGACTCAGACAGTGATGATGATGATTACAACCTGGACGACTTGGATGATCTCTGTGGATCCAGTTCAGAAGAAGAGAAAGAAGCTGAGTCAATTGTCTCTCCGAGTAGTTCGTCGTCAGAAGGTGAGCCCTCGGCACCAGTGTCAACTCAAAGTAGCATCAGACAACCAGAGGGGGTATTGGTTTCTTTGTCATCATCGTCCATAAGCAAAGTGTCAATGAGGCAACTTCAGGCAGCAGAAAGAGCATTGGGAACCAAATTATCTGAAGGAATCATCTTGACACTGCCTGCTAAGTTGGGCATAAGTAGACTACATGATGAACCTGGTGTCACAGCCATTGAGCAACTGTACCAAATGATTTCCACGCTGGACGACATTGACCGTATTTGGCTTGAGGAAACACTTGATGCCTGTCTTCTTCAATGGGAACCGATTAAGACTGAGTTGGAATTTTGGTCTGAAGAGGAGATATCATTGACTGAGGTGGACGAAGAGTTTTGGTAAGTTATATTTTGGACAAAGTTTCACATTTTTATTTTCT